TTCACCTACGCAGATGAGATAGACGCGAACTTTGGTATTCCGTGGACAGATGATCTGCGGTTTAACAAGGGCGAGTTAGAGTGTGCATTAACCGAGGAACAGGTTGATGCGTTACCACAGGATCGTGCAGAGATGCTTAGTCGTTTACTTATCGACCAGCCTAATAGTGAGATTGAAGACCCGATCCAATGGGGATGGACATTACCTGGTTGGCGTAGGGTGATGGATAATTGGAAGGATACAAAGATTCATGTCTGCCTCGGCGGAAATCGGAGTTCAAAGACGATGTTCGCGTCTCGTATGCTTGTACACTTAGCACAATCAATTCCCGAAGCTGAGATTCGTTCGATGCATGTTACCGAGGAGCGTTCGATCTCTGATGCACAGAAGTATATTTGGCAGAACTTACCAGCACGATACAAGCGTGCAAAGAAGAAGAGTGAGAACCATAGCTTGCAATACAATCAGAAGAATGGATTTAACTCTGCCAAGGCAATCCTTCCTCCAACTGCCCCAGGTGCAGAGCGTGGAAGTACAATATATTTTAATAATTACAGGCAGTATATGGCAGACCCTCAGATATTTGAGGGTTGGTCTGCACACGCAATTCATCTTGATGAAGAGGTTCCCGAAAGTATCTTCAATACATTGCTCGGAAGAACGGTGGATTACCACGGTCGATTAATCCTTACCTTTACGACCCTTCAAGGCTGGACACCATTGATCAATAGTTTACTCAAGGGAGCAGAGACGGTTAGTACGAGATACTCCAAGCTACTAGATCGAGAAGTCCCAACCGAACAGATTTGTGCGAATTGGCCAAACTGTAGGATTTATTATTTTCATACGGATCAATCGCCTTTTATAGATGGACAGGAGTTGATTCGCACATACTCCAAGCAACCATTAGAGGTGAAGTTGGCCCGTCTCTATGGCATACCGTCCAAGGCAATGGAGGGGCGTTTTCCCAAGTTCAATCGCGAAACGAACATTGTCCCACATGAGAAGATCCCCTTCATTGCCGATCCTTCTTTGGCTTGTACCCGCTATTTCGTATGTGACCCTGGCGGGAGCAAGCCGTGGGTGGCGATATGGGCGGGTGTCATGCCCGATGGACGGATATATATTTACCGTGAGTTCCCCGATAGCACGATGGGGCAATGGGCATTACCTCACACTAATGCGTTGGGTAAGAGTGTGGGTAAACCTGGACCCGCACAGCGTCCACTAGGGTGGGGTTACGAAGATTACCGAAATCACTTCGAGGATTTGGAGGATGGTGAGGATATCTTTGAACGCATTGTCGATCCACGAATGGGAGCCGCCACGGTGCGGACAAAGGAGGGTGAGAGTAATATCATCAACCAAATGGCTAACCTAAATTTTGTATTTCGTCCCGCACCTGGTGTGGATATCGAGGCTGGTATTGCTAAGATAAATGATGCGTTATCATGGGACGATACTGAGCCTTTGACTATTAGTAATCGCCCAAAGCTCTATGTATCAGATAGATGTGACAACACTATTACTTCACTACTTGAGTATAGTGGGCAATCCCGGACCGAACATTTTAAGGATCAAATCGACTGTATCCGTTACTTATTGGTAAGTGGTGCAGATCATATATCAAACTCAAGCCTTCAATGCACAGGTGGTGGTGGCTATTAGATTGACTAGTCAAGGACAAAAGACTACATTTAACTACGCATGCATAATTCCTCAGACCCTGAACTATTGTTCGTCTCCAAGGAACCCGATATCAATTATCTGCGGACTACTTACCGTGAGACACAGTCGGACCTTGGTGAATGGATAGACCGTAGGCAACGCGACTACGATGTCCGTAATTGCATATGGGCGGGAAAGTCTAATGACTTTAAAAAACATTCTGCTGATAGTCAGACAGGTGAGGTATTTCCTTGGGATGGTGCATCTGATCAAGAGATAAGATTAGTTGATAACCAGGTAAACAAGTGTGTGGCAATGTCGTTAAACGCCATTCGTCAAGCCCACCTAGTTGCAACTCCTGTCGAGTCTAATGATATTGCACGGGCAAATGTAATTTCAATGTTTGTTCGCTGGTTGGTTAATACCAAGATGGACGATTTTTATGAGCAAGTAGAACTCGGACTCAATCACTTCTTTGAAAAAGGAATGATGGTTCATTATGTGTACTACGAGCAACAAGACCTAAAGCAACAGCAGTCCATTAAACTAGATGAGATTGCAATGGCTCTTCCACAAATTGCAGAAGCTATTGGCGATGGCAGTATGGACGAAGAGTTATCTGCGGCTATAGCCGAGCAGTTCGATGTCTCAAAAACAAAGGCACGAGCAATGCTTAAAGAGTTGCGCAAGGAGGGAGAAACCACAGTCCCTGTCCTCCGTAGGGTTGTAAGTCGTCCGCGCATCAAGGCACTTGCACCTGACGAGGATGTTTTTTGGCCTAACTACACTATCGATCCACAAGAAGCTCCTTATGTATTTCATGTGCTAAACATGACACCGGAACAACTTCGGGCAAAGATACATAACGAAGGTTGGGATGAAGAGTTTGTGGAGAAAGCAATCGAGTCTGCGAATGTAGGCGAGAATGATGTGTATACCCATAACCTTAGCTTACAAGACGAGATACTTCGCGATGATGACGAAACTATTCGTATCGTATATTGCTACCAGCGTTTACTTGATGAAGATGATGTACCTGGTATTTACTGCACAGTATTTTGTAATGAAGTAGCCGACCTCTATGCCAAGCATACCCTCATGGATTATGGTCATGGTGGATATCCCTTTATTGTAAGTACTTACGAGAAGACATCCAAACGGTTATACTCTTCGCGATCAATTCCCGAAGTTGGTGAACCATTCCAACAGGTAACCAAGGTTGAGTACGATGCATCGATTGATCGTCAAAGTTTAAGTACGATTCCACCAATAGAACATCCCCTTGGTAGATCCCCATCAAAGTGGGGTCCGGGAGTTCGTATTCCTTATCGTACACCTGGAGAGATTCGTTTTGCGGATACCCCACGCTACGATGCTGGTTCCGTGGAAGTTCGTAGGTTAGTACAGGAAATGTTTGACCGTTACATGGGTAACAATGCGCCAGGTGTCGATCCCATAGAGTCGCAAATCAAGCAACAACATTTCATTAATAAAGTACTTCACCATATGAAGTATGTTATGGATCAAGTCTATAGCCTGTACCAACAGTATGGACCAAACGAAGAATACTTTCGCGTGACAGGTGTACAGGATATGCAGAAGTACGCAAAGGGTAGGGCGGGTGAACGATTTGATTTTTACATGCAGTACGATGTGGCCACACAAGACCCTGAGCAAATGCTCGAACGGGTAAAGACGATTGGGCAGATATCATCCACAATGGATAAGAATGGTGTGGTTGATACCGAGCAACTCCTATCGCTTGCAATCGGACAGATCATGCCTGGTATGTCAGAGAAGATTATTTTACCAAAGGAAACTGCCACACAGAAAGCAGTCGAGGAAGAACGCCAAACCATAGCCGAACTTGCGGCGGGAGTACCACCCAATGTGCGTGAGAACGATGCACACGAGATGAAACTCCAAGTGTTCCAATCATGGTTACAACAGCCTGACATCCAGCAAAAAGCCCAACAAGACCCGGCAATGCAAGAGCGTATTAAGACATATATGCAACAGCGCCAAATGCAGATTCAACAAAAGCAAAACGCTACGATTGGCAGACTAGGGGCCGCACCCACACAATTTGGACAAACATCTAGTGCCGCATGAGCATAACTTATCGTGGAGAAAGATTCTCAGGATATAACAAACCTAAGCGAACTCCTGGTAAGTCTAAGAAGTTTGCCGTACTCGCTAAGGAGAAGGATACGGTTCGTCTTGTACGCTTTGGAGACCCAAACATGTCCATCAAAAAGAACATACCCGCACGGCGTAAGTCCTTCCGAGCGCGACATAAGTGCGATGAAAAGAAGTCTAAACTAACAGCGGGTTTTTGGTCCTGTAAGAAATGGTGATATGAGCCTTTACAAAAACATACACGCTAAACGAAAACGCATAAAAGCGGGTTCCAAGGAACGCATGCGCAAACCCGGAAGCAAGGGCGCACCAACAGCCAAGGCATTTAAAAAAGCCGCAAAGACAGCACGCAAGAAGAAGTGAGACGGAAAAAATACCACGAAGTAAATGCTCAAGAAGCAATTAACGCACTTACCTTCCTTAAAAAAGAACCACACTTTAA